TGTAGCTGGTTACAACAAACCGAAAAGAACACCAGGACATAAAACTAAATCGCATGTGGTGGTTGCTAAAGAAGGCAATAAAATCAAAACCATTAGGTTTGGTCAGCAAGGCAAAACTGGTGACAAAACCATGACAAAACGTGCTAAGTCTTTTAAAGCTAGACACGCAAAAAATATTAAAAAAGGTAAAATGTCAGCAGCTTATTGGGCGAATAGAGTAAAATGGTAAGAAAGTTTAAGAAAGTACCAAAGACCAAAGGTGGCGTACCTAAGAAGTATGTTGCTGGTGCAAAGAATCCTAAAGCAAGGGAGAAAGAAATAAAAAGAACTGCTAAACTATACAGACAGGGTAAATTAACCCCAGCTATGATGAACAGAATATCTAAACAGAGAAGCAAAAGTGGCAGGAAGTAAGCAAGCAACTATAGATAAATACGCTAAGTCTAGCGGTATTTCCAAAGGCACTTTAGCAAAAGTTTATAAACGAGGTCTTGGTGCATATTATTCGTCAGGATCTCGACCAGGTGTATCTGCGCATCAATGGGCGGCTGGTCGTGTACGATCTTTTGCTACAGGCAAAGGTGGTGCTAGAAAAGCCGATGCAGATTTATTAAGACCAAAACGTAAAAAGAGGAAAGCATAATGCCATTTAGTAAATATTCTCCAAAACAAAAAAAGTTAGCTAGAGTAGCTAAACCTCGTAATAAAATTACAGGTGCAGATTTTAAAAAATTAAAAAAAACTAAAAAAACAACTAAAAAAAGGAGGTAAATTATGCCAATGGGAAAAGGAACTTATGGTTCAAAAAAAGGCAGACCAGTAAGTAAAAAAAAGAAAAATAAAAAAACTTCTAAAAGAAGATATTAGTATGAAAAAAACAAGGCAACTTACGCAAAGACAAAAAGATACTTTGAAAAGACACCAAAAACATCATACTGCTAAACACATGAGCGAAATGAGAAAGTTAATGCGACAAGGCAAAACTTTTACTGAATCACATAAAATTGCTATGAAAAAAGTTGGCAAATGAAAAGTGGACTTTGAGCAGTATTATGTTGAAGCATCTTTATTATTGGCAAGCGTTTTAGGCGGTCTTGCTCTAAAAGACTATTCAGTATCATTTATCAAAGGTCTTAAATTCAAACTCAATTCACAATTCAAAGAAGGCGATAAAGTCTTACTAGATGGCGAACAAGCCATGATAATCAAAATTGGCATAGGTACTACTGTCTTTGGGGTGTACTCAAAAGATGGTTATACTTGGCGTTATATTAGTAATAATAAAATAGAAAGTTTAAAGCTAGAAAAAATAGTTGATAAAAATTTACATGTTGATTCAGCACATGAAAAAGCTATGAAATTACAAAAAATATTGGAGGGCAAAGACGATGATTGATAAATTTTTTAAACCCATTAGTGATCTAATTGGTAGAGCTATACCTGATAAAAACAAGCGTATGGAACTAGAAGCTAGTATCAAAGCGCAAATGATTGATTTGCAAAAAGCACAAGCAGATATAAATTTAGAACAAGCTAAACACCCTAGTATTTTTGTTTCAGGAAGTAGGCCTGCAATCCTTTGGATTTGTGCGTTAGGTTTAGCTTGGCAATTTTTCTTAGCACCTTTAATGAATTGGGCAGTAGTTATTTCAGGCTCAACAATTCAACCGCCAGTAATTAATACCGAAGGACTTATGACTTTGACTTTATCTTTACTTGGTCTTGGTGGTTTAAGAACTGCTGAAAAATGGAAAGGTGTTGCTCGTAACAACATGAAAGAAGAAAATATTAAAGACGTACTAAGACCTTGATATGGTTTTTATGACAGAAATATCAGCAGTCTTGTCTGATAAAAGTGTTAGGATATTTGAAGGCCCATTAGTTTATGCTAATGATTTTGCCGAAGCCGAACGCAAAGCAAAAGAAATGAATAAAGATTTAATGGTTGTAGGTGAATACTATATGGCTGAAAAAATATTATTTGAAGATGAATTGGGAACTTTATAAAAACTTTAAAGCAGAAGAATTTGCTTGTCAGCATTGTGGAAAAGAGGGTATTTCAGAACACTTAGTTAGTAACTTACAAAATCTTAGAACTTACTTGGATTTTTCTTTTGTAGTTAGTTCTGGTTATCGTTGTCCAGATCATCCGATTGAAGCAGCTAAAACAGAGCCAGGCATGCACGCTACAGGCTTGGCAGTCGATATATTGTGTCGTGGTACAGAAGCATATAAAATCGTAACTAATGCGTGTGATTATGGTTTTACAGGCATTGGCGTTAGCCAAAATGGTAATAATAGATTTATACATTTAGATATTGCTACTCAGGCTGATGGAAAATTTAGACCAACTGTTTGGAGTTATTAATGGCAAAAGCAACAGTAGCAGAATTAGATAAAAGATTAAGCGCACACGAAGCAAGATGCGATCAGCGTTGGAAAGAAAATTATCGAAGATTAGACTCTATTGAAAATGGTATCGCATCAGTAAATAAAACAATCAGAAATACATTATTATTCATAGTTACAATTTTTTTAAGTATTACAGGATTTTTATTTCAAGAAATTATTTACCAAGCCATCACTTAAATTATGCCCTCACAAAAAGAAGTATTAGAAGCCAACGAAGCAGAAGTTATTTTAAAAAGCGAAGTATTTAAAAAAGCTGTTGCTAACCTCAAAGAAGAATATATGCAAAAGTGGGAAAACTCCTCTGAAGCTGATAGCAGTTTTAGAGAAGATTTACACAAAGCGATTAGAATTTTGCCTGAAGTAGAAAAACATCTTAGGATTATTATTGAAAAAGGCAGAATAACTAAGACTCAATTAGACAAGATAAGAAGCATAACAAGATAATAATTGTTGAGCTTTCCTAGTCTTTTAGAGTAAAATTCAAACATTATTTACTATATGAGGTAAAAACATGGCAATAACGGAAAAACCGACTGCATTACAAAATAATTTAGAACAGGCAGAAAAAGCATTTTCTAACTTACTGACTCCTGAAGAAGAAGCACCAGTAGAAGAAAATGTCGAAGCTGTCGAAGAATCTGTAGAAGAAGTCGAGGAAGTTACCGAAGAACCAGAAATGGAAGCGGAAGCTGCCGAAGAAGTCGAAGAAACAGAAGAAGAATATCTTGAAGAAGATCAAGATGAGTCACAAGAAGATCAAGTAGAGCTTTTGGATGACGAGCAACCTCAACTTTATACCATTAAACAAAATGGCGTTGAAGTAGAGGTCACACTCGAAGAACTTCAAAACGGCTACAGTCGTCAGCAAGACTATACACGCAAGACTCAAGAATTGGCTAATCAACGTAAAGAGATTGAAAGCCAACAAGCAGAGTTAAGGCAAAAGGATGACATTTATAAGGATTTGTTACCGAAACTTGAAGCTAATTTAAAAGCTGAGTTAGGTGAAGAACCAGATTGGAAAGCTATATATGACGAAGATCCTATTGCTTATGTTCGTGAAAAAGACGTTTGGAATGAAAAACAAAAACGTTTGGAAGCAGCTCAAGCTGAACAGCAAAGAATCAAAGATGAGGAACTTGCTGAACAGCAGAAACAAGTTAAAGAATTTGTTGAGTTTGGCAACCAACAGTTATTGGAAAAAGTTCCTGAATGGAAAGATTCTGAAAAAGCTAATTCTGAAAAGATAGCGATTAGGGATTACGCCATAAATGTTTTAGGATTCACGCCACAAGAAATGGATCAAGTTTATGACTATCGCATTTTGTTAGGTTTAAGAAACTCTTGGTTGCATGATAAAACTATCAAAGCAACAAAGAAAAAGCCAACACAGAAAGCACCAGCCAGAGTAGCTAGACCTGGTACTGCCAATCAAGTTAAGAAAACAACTCCTTTGAAAAAGTCAAAACAGAAATTAGCTAAATCTGGCAAAGTCCAAGATGCAGCTAAAGTATTTGAACAATTAATTTAATTTCTAGCGAAAGCTAGAGGAGTATATAAAAATGGCTAAAGTCACAAACGCCTTTGATACTTATACTGCGACTGCTGACAGAGAACAATTAAGTGATGTTATTTATAACATCTCTCCAACAGCAACTCCTGTAATGAGTGCCATTGGCAGAAATAACGTAAGCAACGTGCAATTCGATTGGCAAGTAGAATCTTTGCCATCTGCAAGTGCAACTGGGAAACTTGAAGGTTTTGAACTTTCAAGAGCAGCTTCGACTGCTACAACTAGAGTAAGTAATGTATGTCAAATCTCAAGCAGAGATGCGACTGTTACTGGTTCACAAAACGCTTCTGATGCTGCTGGTAAAAGAAGTGAAATGGCGCACCAATTAGCTCTCATGGCTAAAGCATTGAAAAGAGATATGGAAGAAGCCTTAACTCAAAACAATGCTAAAAACGCTGGTGATGCTACTACTGCTAGACAAACAGGTGGTCTTGAAACTTGGATAACAAGTAACAAGTCTATCGGTTCAGGTGGTGCTTACAATGGTAGTGGTGCTTCCACTACTAATGGAACACAAAGAGCTATTACTGAAACTCTTGTTAAGACTGTACAACAAGCGTGTTTCACTAATGGTGGTGAGCCTTCATTGTTAGTTGTTGGCCCTCATGTGAAATCAGTTGTATCTGGTTTTACTGGTAGAAGTTCAGCTAGACAGTTTGTAGATGCTAATACTATTGAAGCATCTGTAAGCATTTACTCTGGTGATTTTGGAGAACTACAAGTAGTTCCTTCAAACAGAAGTAGAGCTAGAACTGCCTTACTATTAGATCCTGATTTTGCAAAAGTTTCTTATCTTAGAGATTTTGAAACTATTGACATCTCGACTATTGGTGATGCTGAAACTAAAATGATAGTAGTTGAATTCGGTTTAGAAGTGAGCAACGAAGCTGCTCATGGAGCTGTGTACGACTTATCTACATCATAAGTTTAATTAAGGGGGGTGAGTAATCACCCCTCTTTTTTAAAATGGCAAGAAGAACAGTAATAGACACTAGAACAAACTTTGTTAGCGAGTTTGCTACAGAAGATGATAAGTTTGTTTATCACACCAAACAAAACGTAGCGCCAATTTTGAAGCACGTTAAAGACTTACAAGAATTAAAACCAGGTAAAGAATTACGCCATGTTGCGGAAGTACCTATGGTAATATATCAAAAAGCTATACGAGAAGGTTGGGCGAACGATAAAGCCAAATGGAAAAAATGGTTAAACGATCCCAACAATAAACTTTTTAGAACGTGGCAAGGTAAAGTATGACGTACGATGATTTAAAAACACAGATAGCAGATTTTTTAAATAGAAGTGATTTAACTTCTAAATTAGATTTTTTTATTGATGCTACTGAAGGTGAACTTAACAGAAGATTAAGAACCAAAGACATGGTAGTTAGAGCAACTGCTACTGCCGATGGCCAATATTTATCTTTACCTACTGACTGGCTAGAAGCTATAAACGTAGAAATAAGCTCTGGTGATTTCACACCTTTACTACAACAGTCTATAGAATCTTTAGATGTTTATAGAAAAGCTAACGACAATACTTCTGGACAACCAGTATTTTTCTCTATTGTTGATAAAAGTTTAGAGTTAGCACCTACACCTGATACAAGTTATACATTACAATTAACTTATTATGCTTCGATAGCAGCGTTGAGTAGCACAAACACTACCAACTTTGTATCGACTGGACACCCAGACGTTTATTTATATGGTTGTCTAAAACACGCTTCAATCTACCTAATGGAAGATGAACGTGTAAATATGTTTTCTCAGTTGTTTGAAAAAGCACTAGAGGAAATGAGAATGGAACAAGAACGTGCTGAATTTGGCAAAGGCTCTTTAATACCAAGAAGAAGAACTTATGGCAAAGCACATAAAACAACTTATCATTTTAAGAGTTGAGGTAAGATATGTCAGGATTTAGTGATTATTTAGAAGATAAAGTTTTAGATCATGTATTTGGTGGTAACGCTTTTACAGCACCATCTACTTTGCATGTAGCTTTATACACAGTAGCGCCATCTGATACTGGTGGTGGTACAGAAGTTTCTGGCGGAGCTTACGCTAGACAAACAGGAACATTTACTGTTTCTGGTACAAACCCTACAACTGCAAGTAACACAGCAGCTATTGAATATCCTACAGCTACAGCCGATTATGGAACTGTGGTTGCTGTTGGTGTTTTAGATGCTTCTTCAGGCGGTAATTTATTAGCTTACTCTACTTTAGATTCCTCAAAGGTCGTAAGTAGTGGGGATGTTTTTAGATTCAATGCTGGAGACCTTGATATAACGCTGGCGTAACATCATGGCCAGTATCGGCTATAATCAGGGTTACTACAGTAGATCCAAATATAACGACTTAGCACACCAGGCTGAAGCCACAATAGCTGGCGTTAGCGGTGCTAGTGCAACCTCAGTTTTTGTTGTTGATGGCTCTAGTACCATTTCTAGCACAAGTGGTTTTAGTTCCATAGGTACACAGATAGATTTAGGTACAGCAACTATTCAAGCTACATCTGGCTTCAGTTCTGTAGGCACACAAATTGATGCTGGTAGTGCAACCATAACTGGTGTTTCTGCCTTTAGTTCTACTGGTCGTTTAGTTATCGCTGCTTCACAAACTATTGCAGCAACTTCTGGTTTTACTTCTATAGGTACACAAATAGATCGTGGTGCTGCTACCATTGAAGCAATCTCTAGTTTTAGTTCTATTGGTGGGTTAAAATGGACAGACCAAATAGTTGCAGCAGATACTTGGACAGAACAAACTGTAGCAAGTGATACTTGGACAAACCAAACAAATCCGACAACTACCTGGACAGATTTAGACGAACAAGAAGTAGCATAATATGGCAGACACAACAACAACCAACTTAAATCTTACTAAACCAGAAATAGGCGGTGCTGAAGATACTTGGGGTGTATCAATAAACTCCAACTTAGATACTATTGATGCGTTGTTTGGTGCTTCTGGCTCTACTGTAAATTTTGGTAGTGTTCAAGTTGCTGGCACTAATGGTGTCAATATTCAACAAGGTGCAATAAAAATCAAAAATGGTGGTACACAATCATATATAGATTTTTATTGTGAAAGTAATAATGCTCATTATTTAAGATTACAAGCTCCTGCTCACGCTGCATTTAGTGGTAATCCTACTGTAACCTTACCTGCAAGTGCAGGTAATTTAGTTGGTACAGGTGATTCTGGAACAGTAACAAATACTATGCTTGCTGGTTCAATTGCTAATGCAAAACTAGCTAATTCTTCTGCAACTCTAAATTCACAAACTTTAACTTTGGGTGGCAGTTTAACTTTAGACACAGATAACATTGGCGAAGGCTCTAGTAATTTATATTTTACAAATGAAAGAGTAGATGATCGTGTAAATGCTTTATTAGTTGCTGGTTCAAACATAACACTTACTTATGACGATGCAGGAAACACGCTTACTATTGCAGCTTCAGGCGGTGGTAGCGGTACAGTTACCGAAGCCTTTAAAACTATTTCAGTAAGTGGCCAAGATAATATCGTTGCTGATAGTGCAACCGATACTTTAACAATAGCAGCAGGTAGTGGTATTACACTTACTACCAACGCTAGTACCGATACCTTAACAATAACAAACTCAGGTAGTGCTTCAAACTCATTTGAAACAATAGCTGTAAGTGGACAATCTAACGTAGTAGCAGATTCAGGCACAGATACTTTGACTCTTGTAGCTGGATCAAATATGACAATAACAACTGATGCTTCTACAGATACTATTACTTTTGCTTCTACAGGTGGAGGAAGTAGCACACCAAGCATTGATGATAATGGAAATGCTACTGCTATTACTATAGATAGTTCTGAACGAGTAATGATTGGAACAACTGATCCAGGTTATCCTGATTATGGCGATAGCTTAACTCTTGGCGATGTTGATGGCGGTGGTGGTAATTCTGGAATGACCATAAGAAGCGGTACATCAAGCTATGGTACTTTTTATTTTTCTGATGCTACTGGAACAGCAGCAGGCACTTACGCAGGAAAAATGCAATATAACCATAGCACTAATTCTATGGTATTTGCTACTAATAGCTCTGATAGACTCACTATTGATGCTTCTGGTAATGTCGGTATTGGAACTACAAGTCCAGATGAAAAATTAGATGTTGTTGGTAATGTAGTAGTGAATAATGGTGGTTTCTATAAATGGGGAGATGGCACAGTAAGAATTTATGGAGAAACTTCAAGCGACTTAATGACGTTTGTTACAAATGATTCAGAAAGAATGAGAATTGATTCTTCTGGTAATTTATTAATAGGTGCTACTGCAACAGGTGGTACAGCTTCAGCAAAAATTGAAGCTAATGGTGGTACTAATGGCAGGTGTATTCAAACAAAAGTAACAGGCACGGGTTCAGCTAATGCAATAACATTTAATAATGGAAATGGTCAAGTTGGATATATCGCTACTTCAGGTACAAGCACAAGTTATGTAACATTTTCAGACTATAGGCTAAAAGAAAATGTAAATTATAATTTCAATGCTTTGGACAGAGTTGCACAATTAAAACCAGCTAGATTTAATTTTATAGCTGATGCAAATACAACTATAGATGGATTTTTAGCTCACGAAGTTTCAGAAATTGTTCCTGAAGCTATATTTGGAAAAAAAGACGGAAAAGAAATGCAAGGTATAGACCAAAGTAAATTAGTGCCTTTATTAACAAAAGCAATCCAAGAACAACAAGAACAGATTGAAGCCTTACAATCTGAAATTAACACACTCAAAGGAGGTGAATAACATGGCAATTAACTATACATGGGATGTCAAAACTGTAGATGTTAAAGAAATAGACGGCAACGCTGATACTGTCTTTAATGTTCATTGGCGACTAAATGCAGAAGATGATGCTAATACTGCTAAAGATATGCAAGGTAACGATATACCTGCTACTGCTACAGTATATGGTACACAGTCTTTAGATACTTCTGACTTATCAGACTTTACAGCTTTTGCAGATTTAACTGTAAGTGACGTACAAGGTTGGGTTGAAGCAGCTATGGGTGA